GCGCGTTAGTCGGAAGTGGCGCGACCAAACAAACGCCGACAGCTCGCGGGCGAAAAAACACGGGGTTACCTTTCCCCGCTCCATCGCGTCGCGCGGGCCGCGAGCCGGCAGCGAGATGCCGGTGCCGGCCGGCGTCGCAGGGTTACTCGTCTTTCCCTGCGACGCCAGGCCGTCTTTCGACAACTTGCGAGCCTGCGCGGCCCGCTCATTCCCACAATAGGTGCTTCGTGAAATGAGCATTCTCCCGAATGGTGTGACCTCCGGCCTCGATACCGTCTCCGCGACCGTCACGGCGCTGCTAGGCGGAAAATCAATTACCAGTGCGAATGCCAGCTTCAATCTCCTGATCCCTGGCGTCTACAGCTCAGGCGTGCTGCTGCAAAACTTCGGTGTCGGCGACATGTTCACCAGCGATCCGCAGACCCTCACCGAGGGGCGCGTCGGCGTGGACGGCAACAGTGTCGGGGACTACGTTTTTCAACGCAGCAAGATGTCGCTGCATTTCCAGGCGAACTCAACGAGTTTGCCAGTGTTCTACAACTGGAAAGCGATACAGGACGCTGGTCCCAGCGTCATCGCGGCCACAGCGAAAGTTATATGTCCGTCGCTGGCACTCGATGTCAACTTGACCGACGGGTACTTGACCAGCCTGCCGATCCTGCCGCCGCACCGGAAGCTCGCTGAGGAGGTCGTCGTCGAGCTCTCATGGGGGCCTGGCTGGCAGACCACGAGCCTGACGCTGGGCCAGCGACTGGCCGGGCACCTGATCGGGATCGCCGCGGGCGCGATCGCCAACCTATGACAGCGATCCAACCGAATTTCACGCCGTCGCAGCTTTCCTCTGATCCGCTGCGCACGGAACTGCTCATCAGAACACTGCTGAAGGATGCGCGCACGGCGATTCCGGTCAAGGTCGTGGCCGTACACCCGGGATCCGGCAACCCGCCCGCGATCGGAACCGTGGACGTGCAGCCGCTGGTGCAGACCGTGGACGGTACCGGCAGGCTCTGGGCGCTGGGCGTGACCTACGGCGCCGCATTCTGCAGGATTCAGGCCGGGGCAACTGCGATCATCGTCGATCCGGCCGTCGGCGACATCGGGTTTGCGATAGTGTGCGACCGGGATATCTCATCGGTCATTGCGTCCGGGGGAGAACTATCAGGACCCGGGTCCGCGCGCACGCACGATATCTCAGATCTCGTCTATCTGTTCTCGATCATCAGCGCTGCTGAGCCCACGCAATACATTTGGTTAGCGGCTGGCATCCTTATTCAAGCCTCAGTGGTGTCAATGTCCGGCAACCTCTCGGTCGGCACTGGCGCAACCGGTAGTTTCACTGATCTCAATGGCGCAGTGGTCACCGTGCAGAGCGGCGTCATTACCAACATCGAGTAACGCATGTCTGGACCGCTCAACACAGATTATTTCTCATCGCTCACCGCGCAGATAAAGCAATGCACGAGTTGCGAAGAACTACAGTCTGTGGTGACGGAATCAATGGGGGCGCTTAACGATCAGTTGACTGCGATCACGGCGCAGAACGCTTATTTCGCTGCACTTCAATCGCTACTCACGCCGCCTGGCGCGAGCCTGTCGTCACTTGTGACGTGGGTCACCACACTAATCGATGATTACCTGACTCCCCAATTGGCTGCGTATGCGAAGTACACGGCGCAAGTTGCGGCGCTGACGGCGGAAATCGAGACGCTCACGGCGGCCATCACATCGAAGGCGTCTAGCTTTTCGAGCTGCTCGATTTCGATTCCATGATCTCACACACCACTTTTCTTTTGGACGAGCCGACCCCGCAGACTCACTCGACGTGAGCGTGCCAATGCCCGAAATGCACGCTGCAGTGGAACACGAGCATCGAACGCATTGACCCGCTCGGCTCGCAGGCGGCTGGCCACCTGACCTCTGACATCGCGTTGTGGCCCTGACCGCTGCGCTACGGGCGGCGCTGCTGCATGACCCGCTACCCTGGCCAGGGGTGCAGCCGCACTGGCGCCAGAACAGGCCGAAATGGCACCGTAGCGGACGTTAGATGCGAAAACGCCGCCCGAAGGCGGCGCTTCATGCGCGGATATATCCGCCGAGACCACCGCGCGGGTTTAGAAGGAATTAAGCCGCGGCCAGAGCTTCAGCTGCTACGGCCTTATTGGCCCATTCCAGTTTGTAGATATCTGCGCCCAGATCAGCGAGCGATTTAGCCACCGCATCATGGACAATAGCTTCGACCTCAGCCTCGTGGCCGCTGATGACGTCAGCAATGGTCTGTGGTTCATGATTCACGCTGCCGCTCCTCGAATGACTAACCACCGGCCTTCGATGCCGACTTTGAGGCCCGGCAGGCCACCTTGTCGCTCAATATAAGCGCCGATCCCTTTCAGGAATGTTAGCAGAGTCCCGGAACGGCCATACAGTTTCACTGTGTCGGTGGGATGCCGCTTCGTTAGGTGAAATGTTCCCACAATGGCCGCCGCAAAAATCGAGCTCAAGCCCATGATATCCAGCTCGTCATTGTAGAACGATAGGTCAACTGCCGGGCATAGATGTAAATCGAGCAGTTTCAGCCACTTGCGGCCGGATTTTGAATAGACAACCTCGCTGATGGCGATGGCGTGCCCCGCACCATTTTCGTATACCCCGTACGCGAAGCTCTCGCAGGCCGGTCCTTCGTAGTCCACGCATCCCGCAGCCCAAGCGAGAATCCTCTCGTACTCGGAGGGGATAAGCTGGTTTTTATGTCGACTGAACTGACTGCGCCATTCATTTGACGTCGCCTCTAGGCGACCATTATCAAGCCGGTCAAGAATATGCGGCACCCTTAGCGCCTCCCTGTCGGACCACGGGTGCAGTGTACCGCAATGGCTACGAACGTCGCAGGACGCCTCGTGCCTACGAAAACGCCCCCGAAGGGGCGCTGTCGTGCTTGTCGCGGCTGGCGGATCGCGTCAGTAGCTATCTATCTCCCTTGGTGCAAGCTGGTACATCTCATCGCTGAGCGGTTTCTCTCTCACCGACGTGCGTTCGAGGATCGCGCCCGCCCGCTCGATCAGATCGGCCGCCTCCCGCAGTTGTGCCCGGGTTTCCTCGCCGGAGACCGTGACCCATCCGATGGTATCGATCGTACCGTTCGCTTTATCGATCGCTTTCACTACGCGGTGCCATAGACCCTGCGCTACCGGGTCGGGGACCAGGCAGCACAGGTCGGGGCCAGGAACCGGGTGCAGGTGCGCGCTCCAGTGGGCCGGGCTCACGATGCCCTCCTGGCCGTCAGCAGCTGCGCCTCGAAGCTGCTCGCGCCCCACCAGCCGCCGCTCGCCCACGGATGCGGCCCGAAGGCGGCCCAGTCCTGCAGGCGATGCCAGCGCGCGAGGGAGACGCGATATCGGCGCACGCGGCCGTCGCGCTCGACGCTGATGCGCGCGCCGCCGGTGCAGCGATAGCCACGGATGCGGGCGACGGGCGGCTGGTCTGGGTCGAGCCATTTGCACGGCGGCGCAGGCCGCGCATTGCGCCAGCGGTGTTGGCCGGCGGCTGTCACGGCTGCACGTCCTGCTCGGCTTGCTCGCGCGGCCGATGCGTGAAGCATTCCCCGCAGAACAGGTCCGTGGGGTTGAGCAGCACATCGGCTTCGAGCTGCCCGGCGATATGGTCGAGCTGTCGCTCGGCCAGTTCCAACGCCTTCCAGGCATCCGTCACGGCGGCATTGTCCAGCCCGTTGGGATCGTTGGCGCCAGCGCTCATCACCCGCATGACGGTGCCGACGACGCCCTGCACCTCGAATACCCGCGAGCGCTGCGCCTCGAGCGCCGCGGCGATCTGCGCTCGCGACAGCTCCGGGGCGCCGATCTTCGCGGTGGCGCCTGCCGTAATCAGCGCCCCGGCCAGCTCGCGCGCAGCGACGGCTGCCGACCAGCCCATTGCCTCGGCGCCCGGCGCCGCAGGGAAGGTGCTCAGGTCGATAGTCGCGGGCAGGCTCTCCGCGAGAACCCCGGTGTCCTTCAGGCTCAAGCCCGTGGTGTAGCAGATCGCCCTAATGACACTGACCTTGCGGTCG